GCCTGATTTGGGAAATTGTGGTGGAATTACAGAAGGTAAAAAAATATGCGATATGGCACACGTATATGATGTGCTTGTACAGTGCCATGTATGTGGAAGTCCCATAGCTGTAGCGGCATCACTCCACGTGGAGTGTGTTGTGTTGATGTCACGGGTGGAGAAATAGGGTTATTCAAAACGCTGATAAATAAAGGGTTTCCAAGGTTGAAAGATTTTCTGCCTAATGTCTGGCAGTACCTTTTAACCTCGGGAATCCTTATTTTTATTTATTGAGGAAACAGGTCGACTGTATAATAGTGCGTGGGGTTGTGTTGACAGATTAGATAACTTCGTGGGGGTGTGGAGATAGGATGGATGTGGCTTTCTTGAGAAGTTGTTTAAATTCTAATATCGAGGTGATGTTATGTTAAATAGAATGTTAAAAGCAAGTGCAAGGTATATTTTTACGAAAATAAAAAAGTAAGCACTACGTATCAATATTGAAATATACGGACGAAAATGAAAAAAGGGGGTTGATAATTCAAATTAATAGTGCTATAATTTCCGTATAATATTAAGATAAAAGGTGATTGCAATGCGTGGTGGAAATCGACTCGGTGCAGGAAGGAAGGTTATTCCTGAGTCAGAAAAAAAGAAAAGAAAAAGCGTGTATATTACAGATAAACTTTACACTAGAATTATGGATACTGACATCGAAAATTGCAATAATTTCAGTCAAAAATGTATGGTATTGATTGAATTAGCAATGGAAAATCTAAATAAGAACAATCAAGAGCATAGTGTGAAAAGGAACAATATATTGATGGTGAGAGAATCCAAATCTACATACAACAAAACGAATAATAATTTTGAAAAACAAAACCGTGGAATAAAATTGACATTTATTGATTTATTCGCTGGTATTGGAGGAATTAGATTAGGATTTGAAGACAAATATACGAAATGTGTATTTAGTTCTGAATGGGATAAATATGCAGCTCAAACGTATGAAGCTAATTATGGTGAGAAGCCTCATGGTGATATTACAAAAATCAACGAAAATGATATTCCAGATCACGATGTTTTATTGGCTGGATTTCCTTGTCAGCCGTTTAGCAATATAGGCAAGCGTGAAGGTTTTGCTCATGAAACGCAAGGAACATTATTTTTCGATGTTCTTAGGATCCTAAAGAAAAAGCAACCTAAGATGTTTTTGTTAGAAAATGTAAAAGGGCTTTTAACAAATGATAATGGGAATACATTTCGAGTCATTTTAGACAATCTTAAGAGTCTAGGATATTCCGTTTTTTATGAAGTTATGGATGCACAAAATTTTGGGCTTCCACAAAGACGTGAACGTATTGTAATTGTGGGATTTCATCCTGATTTAGGCATTAATGATTTTTCATTTCCTAAAGGTAATCCTGACAATAAGGTTCCAATTAATGCTATTTTAGAGCATAATCCTACAGGGTATTCAATTTCCAAGCGTTTGCAAGAAAGTTACTTATTTAAAAAGGATGATGGGAAGCCACAGATTGTTGATTTTGATAGCACTATACAAGTTAACACTTTAGTAGCTAGTTATCACAAAATACAGCGTCTTACAGGAACATTTGTAAAAGACGGAGAAACAGGGCTTCGATTATTCAGCGAATTAGAACTGAAACGTTTGATGGGTTTCCCTGATGATTTTAAAGTTCCTGTGTCAAGAACACAAATGTATAGGCAGTTTGGAAATTCTGTTGCTGTTCCCATGATTAAAGCTGTTGCAGAAGCAATGAAAGAGCGACTTTTGTTGGCTGAAATGCAGGATATTGAAAAAATAAAAACTATAGCTTTATAACTAATATAGAGACTAATATCAGCAAGTATAGTTTGCTAGTATTAGTCTTTTGCTTTAATTGTTTGAAAAACCTTTAATCTGTATTTTTTGACCACGCTTTTTGCTTGGATAAGTCCATTTAAAAGGAGTTCCAAATTGTCCTTTTCCACTATATTCTTCGATGTAATGTTTAATATAATCATCACGATTCCAAACAGCAAATTTATTTGTAAATATAATTAAATCTACCATTTGTATCTTGTCATTGACTAAAGGGCTATGTAAACCAAAAATGAAGAATTCAATAAGTTCTCTATTATACAATTTTAAGTTTTCCTCTAAAATTTTATCTGAGTTAGGATGCTCTGCAATTAATTTTTTTTTGCTACCGACTTTTTCAAAATGTATAAGTGCTTGCGATAGTGGGTCGCTTTCCGATAATTTTAATGCAGAAATCAAATCCGAAACACTACCTTCATGTATAGTGACAGTTTTTTCACGAGTGTTTTTTATACTGATATTCCTAATTAATTCTTTTGTATTTGTTTTGATTGTAACTGATACATCTGTTTTCGGTTTTCCCCTATTGGATAATAGAGGAATATCATTTGTAGCGGTAACTTCAAGTATCTTATCAAAGCCTTCCTTTAGATCAATTTTTTCAAGGATCTCTTTGTATATCTTGTATGTTGATGATTTGATGGTTTGTTGAGCGTTTTGATAATCATTCCATAATGCTTTATTTTTCAAATCATTAAGCAGGTTAACAATACTGGTTTCAGCATCATTACCAAGCACATTAGCACGTAAGCCCTGCGCTATGTTTTGAGATGCCTTTTCTACAATTTTTTGTCGCAATTCATTAACGGTTAAAACATCAGTTAAAAAGGAAGTATATGTTGTTCCGTTTATTTTTACGGAGTAGTTTCTTTTCTTTTTCATTTCAGCTGAAGATATAGAATCTGGAACAACAACATAAATATTTTTTACTTTCTCATCGATAAGCCTGATGTTTTGTGCAAAAAATTCTGTACCGTATATACGTTCCCTTATAGAGTTAGTTGATTTTATTAACCATTGTTCATTATCAAAGTCAGTAAATTGAACAAGAAAATCCATTTTAAATTGCTTTTCTTGATTTGGGTAACCTATAGAGTACCCTTCTTCAATTTCTATATTAATCCCTAATTCATTTTTAAGATTATTTAGCATTTCTGATACAAGAATTTTGGCTTGTTTACCAGATTCATTTTTGATTTGATTGTCTTTATTCATAGTTATAACTTTTCCCCCATCTACAAATCCCCTATTTAGTGTTTTGGTGAAAGATACTATTTTCTAACAATTTCCATAATATCAGCAATATCACAGTCAAGAGCCTTACATACTTTTATTAAAATGTCAGTATTAACATTTTCATTTTTACCAAGCTTAGCCATTGAGGCTGTACTAATGCCGGCTGCTTCCCTCAGATCCTTTTTCTTCATGTCTCTATCAATAAGAAGTTTCCATAGTTTTTTATAACTTATGGACATATTATCACCTCGCCTTAGTACCTAGACCAAGTTAATAAATAAAGTTTATCACAAAATTAGCGAAGCAACAATTAAAATTCACAAACACAAAATAAATATCGAGATGACCATAATATATGCTATAATTTACCTATGAACTAATGTTTGAATAGTAAAAATCCTTAAAGATATTAATTTCATATGGGGCGAGGAGGGAGTGCCTTGGCGGGTAATCGTTCTTTTAAAGATTATGTGGCTGATAGATTCTATAATGAGATATTTTCTGCCATACAAACCTATGCAACGGATAATTGTGAAGATTTAGACTTACGGTTATACAGGGTTCGAAACATCGGCGGAATAGAATTATCAGATGTAGAAGTTAAGTTTGTGTCAGTTAATGACTTACCGGACATGAAAATAGAATTTGATGTTGCTGTTGAAGCTGAATTCGAAGTCCGTGAATCAAATCATCGTTATGATGAATCAGAGAATTGCCGGCAATGGTTTATGTTGGAATGCTCAGGAGATTTGGATTGCAATTTGGATGATTTTTCAATCTCTAGTATAACTGAGTATACTAGCAAAAATAAGCAACCGAAACCTTTGTCAGACTCCCTTGTCCCTATCATTCATAAGGAACAACTAGAATCTGTTGCCACAGACTTCCTTAGAAGACATTACCCTGAAGCATTAAAAAACCCAATGGCAGTTGAGCCACAGGTGTTGGCAGAAAAAATGGGCCTTACAGTAGAAATGAGAGAGATTACAAAGGATTTCTCTGTTTTTGGGCAGATATACTTTCACGACTGTGATGCAGAATTTTTTGATGAAGATAGCGATGAAATGGTACAGACCCGTGTGAGTGGCCGCACAATAATCGTGGACCCTAAAGCTTACTTTCTTCGTAATCTGGGATCAGTCAATAATACTATTGTGCATGAGTGTGTTCATTGGGATCAACATAGAAAAGCATTTGAATTGGAGCGGTTATATAATAGTAGTGCCACACGAATCAAGTGTCAGGTAGTCGGAGGTATAAAAGACAATACCAGAGATGCAACTGACTGGATGGAATGGCAGGCGAATGCCCTCGCCCCAAAGATACAAATGCCACTTGCTATGTTTAAAACCCAAGCGTTCAAATTTATTAAGCAATTCAGTTCAGAACTGGGAACATCTGAACTTATAGATGTAATGGAGCCAGTTATTGACGCCTTAGCAACGTTCTTCAGCGTATCTCGGACAGCAGCTAAAATTCGAATGATTGATGCTGGATACGAGGAAGCAATCGGAACTTTTACTTATATAGATGGTCGCTACGTCAAGCCACACAGATTTAAGAAGGGTGCGCTTGAAAGAAATCAGACCTTTTCTATAGGCGCCGAGGATGCTGCCATCCAAAGCATAACCAATCCAGAAATGGCCGCTCTAGTTAGAGACGGAAGTTATATATATGTAGATTCTCACTTTGTGCTAAACCATCCAAAATATTTAACACATGATATATTCGGACAAACGGTACTTACTGACTACGCACGAACCCATATGGAAGAGTGCTGCTTGGTTTTCGAGTTATCAGTCAAATCTGGGTGTAGGGAAAGATACTATACTGAATGTTTCCTCAACCGTGATAAGACATCAAATATAGATTTTGATATAAAGTATTGTAATGGTTTTGAGTATGCGGCTCCAGAAAAGAAGGCCCAATTACTAGCTGAAACAATAGCTGAAGAAATGCGAATCTATAATGAATTGCCAAATAGCTATACCAGCTCTCTCAAAATAGTACGTGAGTGGAAAAAAGTAACTTATAAAGAATTAGCAGAGAAAATATTGGTCAACGAGCGTACCATAAGACGAATCGTTAATGGTGAGGAACCGGGATCTATTAATTCCATTGTATTGATTTGCCTTGGACTTCATCTACCGCCAAATATTAGCAGTCATATAATTCGCAACTCACCATTTTCATTGAATTTCAATAATAACAGTCATATTTGGTATAACTTTGTATTAACTCACCTATATGCAAAATCGATGGATGAGATTAGAACGTTTTTACAGGAACATGGCGCAGAGCCATTATAAAATTCAATAATATTTTTGAAAAAGCGGACACAGGATGTCCGTTTTTTAGTTATTAAATAAGTAAGCCATGCATGAATCCTTTTAAGGGTTTGTGAATGGCTTTTTTTATTGTTCTTTTTAGGTGTTTTTGTTGGGAAATGCGTCATTTTGAGCCTGAAATTAACGGGCATGAGGTGTCCGCCAAGGCTGTCCAATTCTCACCTACAATAATGATAGATGAAGGAAAGGTCCTTCGTAGTTAGCAAGAATTAGACCATTCCTCGTCTACAAAAAAATATCAAATGCCTGATTTGCAATAAGGGCAAAGGATACATATTGCAACGTTTCAGTCCGTTTAGGATTGTTATGCGTTGCAATAGAAGTACCTTACCTTGTTGCGCTCATTTTCAGGACAAAGGATCTGTGTACTTCGAGGCACAGACCTATTTTTGTATCCTTTGCTGCCAATGCAGTTCGGCGGAAAGGATGCACTTATGTTAAGAAATTACAAAACAAGCAAAAAGAACAGAACAAATTATATTTATTACTCAGCTGATGGAGAGACAATAAAAATCGTGCCAAATAAGAATGGTGTAACAGATGCTATCATTGCTACTCTACATAATTTGGATGATGCAGAAGTAGATGATAATCGCCGTGAGAACTATCATACTCCAATGCACATTGATGCCTATCATGATAAGAATCAGGATGATGCAGCTGATCGTAATGCCTATCTTACTGATAATGATTCTAACCCATTGGAAAACATTATCCAATCCATTGAAGAAACTGAGCATGCGGAAAAGATAGACAGGCTAAGAGCAGCTATTGAAACTTTAAAACCTCAGCAGAAGGAATTAATCAAAAAAGTATTCTATGAAAAGCGTACCAATGTTTCTATTGCGGCTGAGGAAGGCGTTAGTGAAGCAGCTATTAGAAACCGCCTAAAAAGGATTTATGACAACCTTAGTAAAAAAATCTGAAAAATGGGGGCTAGAATCATCTTAAATAAAGTTTTCAAAAAAAGGGGTTCGATTCCCCTAGATTTTTTGCATATGGACAGAGGGTAAATAAAGCCCTTCAGAAAGGAGCAAAAGCTATGAGTTTAAAACATAAAGTATGTATCAACATTGCACATCCAAGCGGTAACCCTAATTCTGTTATTGAGAGTGGTACAATGCAAATCCGTAAAAGATTGTTAAATTTTCTTTTCGGTGAAAAAGTGAATGTACTTGTTCTTACACCGGGTGATTCGGTTGAAACCGTGGAAATCCGTGAACTTAAAGGAGGTGAAAGCTGTGAGTAAAATCAAGTTGCTGCTTGATGTGGTTTCAGATATGCGATCCTTGGCAGACAGCCTGCAGGCTGTTTGTGATGCAATGGCAGAAAGCGAACCTGCAGATAAAGATAAGAAACCTGCTCCGGTTAAAGAGGCAGAACTAAAGAAAACAGCAAAGTCAGCTGATAAGAAAATTAAGCTTGAGTATGTAAGGGCTGTCCTTGCAGAAAAGAGTCAAGCCGGCATGACTGCCAAGGTGCGTGAAATTATTCAGAAATATGGTGCGGCAAAGTTAAGTGAAGTTGATCCTAAGCATTATGCTGATATTTTGAAAGATGCGGAGGGACTTGTAAATGGGTAGCCATGCAATACTTTCTGCATCTGCATCGCATAGATGGCTTAACTGCCTGCCATCGGCAAGACTGGAACTTGAATTTGAAGATAAAGAAAGCACAGCAGCTGCAGAAGGCAGTGCCGCTCATGCTCTTTGTGAGCATAAACTTCGCAAAGCACTTAGGCTGAGGAGTAAAAGACCTATATCAATTTATGACTCTGATGAGATGGAGGAATACACAAATAATTATGTGGATTTTGTAATGGAGCAGTTGGAAATAGCAAAGCAATGCTGCAGTGATCCACTGGTACTTATAGAACAGAAATTAGATTTTTCTTGTTATGTGCCGCAGGGTTTTGGGACAGGTGACTGTATTATTATTGCTGATGAGAAACTCCATATTATTGATTTTAAATATGGTATGGGAGTTTTGGTAGATGCAGTAGACAATCCTCAAATGAAACTGTACTCACTGGGTGCTTTGGAAATCTATGATAGTCTTTATGACATTAAGGAAGTATCTATGACCATATTTCAGCCACGCAGGGAAAATATCAGCACATGGACAATTTCAGTGGAAGAATTAAAGAATTGGGCAGAAAATGAACTAAAGCCAAAGGCTCAGATGGCTATAAATGGTGAAGGAGAATACCTACCTGGAGAATGGTGTACTTTTTGTAAAGCATCAGTAAAATGTCGTGCAAGAGCAGAGGCAAAATTAGAACTTGCAAGATCTGAGTTTATGTTGCCGCCACTTTTAACGGATATGGAGATAGAAGAAATTCTTCATAAGATACCAGACCTAACTAAGTGGGCAAATGAAATTATGGCATATGCCACAGATGCCGCTGTTAATCATGGTAAAAAGTGGAGTGGATTTAAGGTAGTCGAAGGTCGCTCTAACCGCAAATATAAAGATGAAGATGCTGCAGCAGATGCGGCTAAGGCAAATGGTTATAAGGATATCTACCATCAAAGACTTATCACCATTACTGAAATGGAGAAAATGCTTGGAAAACAGCGTTTTAACGATATCTTAGGCAATCTAATTATTAAACCACAAGGAAAGCCAACATTAGTACCTAATGCGGATAAGCGTCCAGCTATCCACGTGTCTTCTGCACAAGCTGATTTCGAGGAGGTGGACGTGTGAAAATACTACCTCTAACACAAGGAAAAGTAGCTTTAATAGATGAAGTAGATTATGAAACATTGAAACATTATAGATGGTATTTTGAAAAATCAACTGGATATGCAAGGGGTTCATTTAGGAAAGATGGTAATTGGAAAAAAATATACCTACACCAGATGATTATGGGTATTCCATCAAAGGGATTGGAAATTGATCATGTCAATCGTAATAGGTTGGACAACAGAAGGAAGAATTTACGTTATGTAACTAAGGCCCAAAACCAAGCTAACCGTAATAAATGTTCTAATCCTAAATCCTCAAAGTATATAGGGGTGTGTTATGTGACAAAGAGTAGCAGTAAGAATAAGTGGCGTGGAAGTATTTGGGTTAATGATAGGCATAAGTATTTAGGATATTTTTCAACAGAGAGAGAAGCTGCACTTGCATATAACAAAGCAGCAAAAAGATATAGAGGCGAATATGCCAAATTAAATGAAATTATGGAGGATGAAAATTATGATAAATCAAAGCAAAACTAAGGTTGTTACAAGTGTAAATACACGTCTAAGCTACTTTCACGGCTGGGAACCGGCATCAATTAATGGAGGTGCTGAAAAATACAGCGTATCAGTACTTATCCCTAAGACGGATACAGAAACTATCAATGCTGTTAATGCAGCAATAGATGCAGCAATTGAAGAAGGGATTTCAAAGTTTGGTGGTAAAAAACCAAATAAAGCAGCTATTAAACTGCCTTTAAGAGATGGTGACGCAGAGCGTGATGATGAGGCATATAAAGGACATTATTTTGTAAATGCAAATAGTATAACTGCACCTCAGATTGTGGATAAGGCAGTAAGACCTATCCTTGACCGCAATGAAGTGTATAGCGGATGCTACGCAAGAGTGTCTTTAAATTTCTATGCTTTCAATATTAATGGCAACAAGGGTGTTGCCTGTGGACTTGGAAATATTCAAAAGATTAAAGATGGTGAGCCTTTAGGTGGCAGAAGTAATGCAGCTGATGATTTCACAACTGTGGAAGATGATGATTTTTTAGCATAAGAAAAATAAATATAAAGACGAGGTGGCGGAGGACATTCTTCTGCTGCCTTGTTTGCTTTTGAAAGGATGGTATTTATATGAAATTTATTTCAATAGACATTGAGACCTTTTCCAGTGTCAATCTTCAAAAGTCAGGTGTATATCGTTATGCCGAGAGTGAGGATTTTGACATTCTTCTGTTTGGATATTCAGCAGATGGAGGAGAGGTTAAGGTGATTGACCTTGCTGGAGGTGAGAAAATTCCAATTGAAATTATAAATGCTCTTACTGATGATTCTGTTATTAAATGGGCATTCAACGCACAGTTTGAAAGAATCTGCTTATCAAAGTGGCTTGGTATGAAAGCAGGTACTTATCTTTCTCCTAAGTCATGGCACTGTACTATGATTTGGGCGGCAACTCTAGGGCTTCCATTATCCCTTGAGGGTGTTGGAGCAGTATTGGGTCTTAAAAAACAAAAATTATCAGAAGGTAAAAATCTAATTAAATATTTTTGCATTCCCTGCTCTCCAACAAAATCAAATGGTGGGCGTACTCGTAATTTACCACACCATGACATAGAAAAATGGAAAATGTTCACCTTCTATAACAAACGTGATGTGGAAACAGAAATGGCAATACAAAATAAATTATCTAAATTTCCTGTATCCGAAACCGAATGGCAGAATTACCACTTAGACCAGATAATCAATGACTGTGGTATTAATCTTGATATGGATTTTGTAAAACAGGCAATTTCCTGCGATGAAAAATTAAAAGCAGAAAATATAGAAAAAGCAAAGAAGTTAACAGGTCTTGAAAACCCTAATTCTCCTGCACAATTAAAGGATTGGCTTCTTAAGCAAGGTATGAAAACAGATTCTCTTTCCAAGGCAGTAGTTTCGGAGTTACTTGAAGATTCAGATGGAGAAATACATGAGGTGCTTTCAATTAGACAGCAGCTTGCAAAAAGCAGCGTAAAGAAATATACAGCAATGGAAAATGTGGTTTGTAGAGACAGCAGAGCCAGAGGTTTAATTCAGTTTTATGGTGCAAATCGGACTGGAAGATATTCTGGCAGGCTAATCCAAGTGCAAAACTTACCTCAAAATCATCTTCCAGATTTAAAGCAGGCTCGTTCTTTAGTGAAATCCGGAAACTTTACAGCTTTAGATTTACTTTATGACAGCATTCCAAGTGTGCTGTCAGAATTAATTAGAACAGCTTTTATATCAAGGTATGGGAGTAGGTTTATTGTAACAGATTTTTCTGCAATTGAGGCTCGTGTTATTGCATGGCTTGCTGGTGAGAGATGGAGAATGGATATATTTGCAGGTGGTGGGGATATCTATTGTGCTTCAGCATCACAGATGTTTAATGTTCGTGTTGAGAAAAACGGTATTAACGGGCATTTAAGGCAGAAAGGTAAAATAGCAGAATTAGCCTTAGGCTATGGCGGATCAGTAGGAGCACTTAAAGCTATGGGCGCAGTTCAAATGGGACTTGCTGAAGATGAGTTAAAACCTATCGTCGATGCGTGGAGAAATTCTAATCCTAATATAACTTCTCTTTGGTGGAGGATAGACCGTGCAGTAAAAACTGTAGTAAAAACAAAACAACCAATTGGGATATATGGTATCGGAATTTTTTATCAAAGTGGAATTCTATTTATTAAGCTGCCAAGCGGAAGAAGGCTTGCCTATGTGAAACCTCTTATTGGAGAGAACAGATTCGGCGGTGAGTCTGTCACCTATGAAGGTGTTGGCGGCACGAAAAAATGGGAACGAATAGAAAGTTATGGTCCTAAGTTTGCAGAGAATATTGTTCAGGCAATCAGCCGTGATATTTTAGCAGAAGCAATGCTTAGATTATCTGCTCATGGATTTCAAATTGTAATGCACGTTCATGATGAAGTGGTTCTTGAAGTTCCAGTAGGGAAATCTTCTGTAGAAGAAGTATGTAGGATTATGAGTGAAACACCAGCATGGGCAAAAGGACTGATTCTTAATGCTGATGGCTATGAGTGTGAATTTTATAAAAAGGAATAAATAATATCCAATTTAGAGGGTTCGATTGTTTCGGATTTTTGGCATATAGGCAGAGAAGTAATTCTCGGACTATATTACAGGAGGTTTTCTTATGAAAGAATTGATACCCAAAGACGAATATGGTGTATTTGCCGACACCAATGATACGGCAAGAGTGGATAGTTTGTTTGTGGCAGAGTTCTTTGAAAAACAGCATTTTCATGTACTGCGTGATATTGCAAAAATCACTGACACCAAATCTGGATTGAGTGAAGAGTTTACTAAATCCAACTTTGAGCTAACCCATTACAAGGATAGTACTGGCAGAAAATTACCGTGCTATGCCATGACCCGTGATGGTTTCACCATGTTGGTTATGGGATATACAGGGCAGAAAGCAATGAAGTTCAAAGAGCTATACATCAAACGCTTTAATGAAATGGAGCAGTTTATTAGAACTCTTGTTTCGGCTCGTAAGGAGTTCCCGTTATTGACAGACAACATTAAGTTACTTCATGAAAATCCAAAGCCTTATCACTTTAGTAATGAATGCGACATGATTAACCGCATTGTTACCGGGATGTCAGCAAAGCAATTTAGAATTGCAAACGGTATTGAAAAAGGTAAGAGTATCCGTCCCTATCTATCTGATGAGCAGATTACGATGCTTGAAACTTTACAGAAAGTAGATGTGGGTTTGCTAGTAGCTGTTCCGGAGTATGAACAGCGTAAGCGTCATCTGGAATGGTACGTTACAAAATTAAAAGACAAGGAAATATAAAAGGGGGAAAATTAATGTTTTATGTTAAAGAAAAAATTAGTGATGCTATGGAAGTAGCGGTTGAAATAAATGATGAAAATGTATTCTGCACCTGTCCTAGCTGTGGATGCGAAGTTAATGTTGACCTTTCAGAAATATTTAGTAATGGTGAAGCAGATTTATATGGTACTAATGTTTATTGCAGTGAATGCAGCAAAAAGGTAAGAGAGGAAAAGGGCTATGAACATAAATAAATTTAACTCCGAGGGTTATTATGATCCAGCTCCTTATGCTGCAATTACAAATATTACTAAAGGTTTAAAGGCAGAAAAAAACTCTGTCTTTAAACCTCTTGTATATATTTGCTCACCGTATTCAGGGGATATTGAGGAAAATGTAAAAAAGGCACGTGCTTTTTGTAGGTTTGCATTGGAGATGAATTGTATCCCGCTTGCCCCACATTTGCTTTTCCCTCAGTTTATGAATGATGACATTCCACAGGAGCAGGAACTAGCTATGTTTATGAATATGGTCTTACTTGGAAAATGTAATGAACTCTGGGTATTTGGTGACATTATTTCAAAGGGTATGGCACAGGAAATTGAAAAGGCAAAGAAACGGAAACAGTTAATCAGATATTTTAATGAGAAGCTGCAGGAGGTAGGAAGTTTATGAAAATTGCAGTTGGCAATAGCCGTATGGATAAAAAGTGGAAAAACACAGATATTTCATGGGAAGATTTTTGCTCCCGTGTAAAGACTACTCAAAAAACAACAGAAACCATAGAAGAATACCGCAAACTAAAAAGAGGACAGCAGGATGATATTAAAGATGTGGGTGGATTTGTGGGTGGCTACTTAAAGGAAGGCAGACGTAAGAAAGGTCATGTGCTTTGTCGTTCTATTTTAACACTAGATATGGATTATGCAGCAGCAGATATATGGGAGAAGATTACAATGATTTTTGATTTTAAATGCTGTATGTATTCAACCCATAAACATACACTAGAAAATCCAAGATTCCGTTTAATCATTCCACTTGCTCGTGAAATTAGTGAAGAAGAGTATGCAGCTGCTGCTCGTATGATAGCAAAAGAAATAGGCATTGACCTTTTTGATGATACAACCTATGAGGCAGAACGTCTCATGTACTGGCCCTCAACATCTTCAAATGGTGTATTTGTATATAAAGAAAATGATGGGGCATTACTTGATCCAGATTTATATCTTGCCAAATATGATGATTGGCACGATACCACTACTTGGCCAGTATCTTCACGCCAATCTGAAATTATTAAAAGAAGTTTAAAAGAACAAGCAGATCCTCTTTTAAAGGAGGGTGTAGTAGGAACATTCTGCCGTACTTATTCAATTCGTGATGTAATTGAAAAATTCTTAAATGATGTTTATAAACCATCTGCAGTTGAAGGCCGCTATGATTATATTCCTGCTGACAGCAGTGCTGGTGTAATTATTTATGATGATAAATTTGCATACAGCCATCATGCTACAGACCCTGCAAGTGGTCTGCTTCTAAATGCATTTGACCTTGTACGTATCCATAAATTTGGTTCTCTCGATGATAAGGCGGCTGTAAATACAGCTGCAGGTAAACTGCCGTCTTATGTGGCAATGTGTGATTTTGCAATTAAAGATACTGCAGTAAAAGCAGAATTTGCAAAAGAGAGACAAGCACAGGCAGAAGATGAATTTTCAGAGGATGATTGGCAGACTGCTTTAGAACTTGATAAGCAAGGTAAAGTAAAGGACACTCTGGATAATATTGTGCTGATTTTGCGTAATGATGACAGGTTAAAGTCACTTGCTTTTAACTGCCATCGTGATGGTATAGATGCCAAAGGCGGGTTGCCTTGGAAGCAAATTAAGTACGGCTGGAATGATTCAGATAACTCATCTTTAAAGGTGTATCTAAGCAGTAAATATGGAATTTATGCTCCTGCTAAAACAAAAGATGCTGTGCTGGCAGTAGCTGCGGAAAGAGCTTATCATCCCATCAGGGAGTATCTTGATAATTTGCCCAAATGGGATGGTGTTACTCGTGTAGAAAATCTTCTGATAGATTATTTTGGAGCAGCTGACAGCACATATACAAAAGCAGTGATTAGAAAAACAATGATGGCGGCAGTTGCACGCATATATCAACCAGGAACAAAATTTGACAGCGTACTTATCTTAAATGGGCCGCAAGGTATTGGTAAATCTACATTCTTCGCAAAACTAGCCGGAGAATGGTTTTCAGATAGCTTAACCATTACAGATATGAAAGATAAGGCAGGTCCAGAAAAGCTTCAGGGGTATTGGATGCTTGAGCTTGGTGAACTCGCTGGAATGCGTAAGACAGATGTTGAAATTGTTAAATCTTTTATTTCAAGAGTAGATGATAAATATAGGGCAAGCTATGGGGTAAATGTAGAAAATCACCCCAGACAGTGCGTTATTGTTGGTTCTACTAATGCTGAGAATGGATTTTTACGAGATATTTCAGGCAACCGCAGATTTTGGCCGGTGCGTATCAATGGCAATTCTGATAAAAAACCATGGCAAATTACTACTGAAGAAGTGCAGCAGATTTGGGCAGAGGCTATTTATCTATATAAACAAGGCGAAAAACTCTATCTAGAAGGTGATGATGCTGTTCTTGCCAGTGGTGAACAGGCTGATGCCATGGAAACTGACGAGCGCGAAGGCTTGGTGCGTACTTATCTTGATATTCTTTTACCAGAGGATTGGGGCACAATGTCTTTATACGAACGTAGAAATTTCCTTGGAGGCAGCGAATTTGGCGGCGGCACTCGTGTAGGTACTGTAAAACGAAATCTTGTCTGCAACATGGAAATTTGGTGTGAGTGTTTTGGCAAAGATGCATCTTCTATGAAAACAGCAGATTCTTATGCTATTGGAGCCATTATGAGAAAAATCAGTGATTGGAGCAAGTACTGTGGGAACAAAAACGGAACAAGCAATTTTCCTATCTATGGAAAGCAGCGTGCTTATTCCAGAGTAAAGGAACGTTAGCAGGGCTGTACTATACTCTGTTTCTAAATTGGTTCACTTAAAAAAGCTAGTGGATTAAAGAAAAATAAGTTATTTGGAATAGGTGGAACAAGTTAAAGTCTATATAAACAAAAAATAATAAAAAAGAAAAAGTGAGTGTGTGCAGGTGTATGTATGTGCGCGTATAGGAAATTAGTTCAAATTTGTTTTCTTGTTCTAATTTAAAAATTGGGAGGTATTTATGCTTGAAAAATATATTGAAAATAAACTTGTAACAGCAGTAAAAATGATGGGCGGCATTTGTCCTAAGTTTGTATCACCCGGATTTGATGGAGTGCCAGACCGGCTAGTGCTTTTACCACATGGCAAGTTCGCCTTTGTTGAATTAAAGGCAAAAGGTAAGAAAATGAGACCACTGCAGGTAAATAGAAAAATGCAGCTGGAGCAGTTAGGCTTTTTGGTTTACTGTATAGATGATGCAGGTAAGATTGGGGGGATCTTAAGTGAAATACAATCCTCATGACTATCAAAACTTTGTAACTAATTTCATATTAAAAAATCCTATCTCAGCAGTATTACTGGATATGGGTCTTGGCAAGAGTGTAATAACGCTTACTGCCATATTTGACCTCTGCCTTGACAGCTTTGAAATTTCAAAAGTTTTAGTTATTGCACCACTTAGAGTGGCCAGAGATACATGGCCTTTAGAAATAAAAAAATGGGATCATCTTAAAGGACTTACTTATTCAGTAGCTGTAGGCAGTGAAACACAAAGAAAATCAGCACTTATGCAAAAGGTAAATATTTATCTTATCAATCGTGAAAATGTGGACTGGCTGATAAATGAGAGTGGCATTCCATTTGACTATGACATGGTGGTAATAGATGAGTTGTCATCATTTAAGTCTTATCAGGCAAAAAGATTTAAAAGCCTATTAAAGGTAAGACCTAAAGTAAAACGTATTGTAGGACTTACAGGAACTCCAAGCAGTAACGGATTAATGGATTTATGGGCAGAGTTTAGGCTTCTTGATATGGGTGAAAGATTAGGAAGATTTATAACTCATTACCGTAATAACTTCTTTGATCCTGATAAAAGAAATCAGCAGATGGTATTTAGCTATAAACCTAAAGTTGGTGCAGAAGATGCAATTTATCGACTTATATCGGATATTACCATTTCTATGAAAAGCACAGATTATTTGAAAATGCCGGAATGTGTTATAAATGAGGTCGTTGTAACTCTTTCAGAAAAAGAACGCAAAGCTTATGATGGCATGAAGCAAGATTTGGTTTTATCCCTCAAAGGTGAAGAAATAGATGCTGTAAATGCTGCAGCTTTATCAAATAAACTTTGTCAGATGGCAAATGGTGCTGTGTATGGTGAGGACAAGCGAGTGTTTACGATACATGATAAAAAACTTGATGCGCTGGAAGATTTAATTGAATCAGCAAATGGAAAGCCAGTGCTTGTGGCTTATTGGTTCAATCATGATTTAGAAAGAATTAAAAAGAGGTTTAAGTTTCGTGAAATAAAAACTTCAAAAGACATTAAGGATTGGAATAATGGTGAAATAGAAGCAGCAGTAATTCATCCAGCATCAGCAGGACATGGACTAAACCTTCAGGCAGGAGGTTCAACTCTTATATGGTTTGGGCTTACCTGGAGCTTAGAGCTCTATCAGCAGACTAATGCAAGATTGTGGAGACAAGGACAAAATGAAACAGTTGTTATCCACCATATTATTACTAAAGGGACTATTGATGAGGATATAATGAGAGCTTTAAAACGAAAAGAAAAAGTACAGTCAGATTTAATAGCTGCAGTAAAGGCTAAGTTAAAGGAGGGCAAAACTTATGAATAAAAATTGCTTTGCAAATAAAAACAATAGGTGTAAAATCCTTAACAATATACAGTGTGCTAATAATAGTTGTTCATTCTTCAAAACTGAAGAGGAGCAAGAGGAAAGCATTAATAGAGCAAATGCTCGTATTGCTTCACTAGATAAGGCAATTCAAAAAAGTATTGCTGATACTTACTATAATGGCAAAATGCCTTGGCTAGAGGGGGACAAGTAATATGACAGCGAAACAATATTTATCACAGGCATATAGAATTGACCAAAGGATAAACAGTAAACTTGAGCAGATAGTATCCTTAAGGGCATTAGCTGCAAAAGCTACATCTACATTAAGTGATACACCACCTAGTGGAACACGTAATGTGCATTCTATGGAGGACACAATAGCTAAAATGGTGGATCTAGAAAATGAAATAAATGCGGATATAAACACATTAGTTGATTTAAAGAGGGAATTCGTATTTATTATAAAAAAGATTAGCAACCCTGAATACCAAACATTGCTGGAACTTAGATATCTTTGCTTTAAGACCTGGGAACAGATAGCAGTAGAGATGGGGTATGACTTACGTTATATTCATAAACTTCATGGAAAGGCATTAGAAAATTGTGAGATAAATTTAAAAGAGGACACTAAAAGACACTGAAAGACACCCTAGAAAAATGATATAGTTATAATAGAAAAGTAAAAAGAAAATGCAAAAAGTCATCACAGACAAACTGTGGTGACTTTTTATTTTGATAAAAATGAGGTGAATCAATTGCCAAGAAAACCAGCTAGACCTTGCAGTTATCCAGGATGCCCTGAACTTACAAGTGAAAGATACTGCAGCAAGCATCAAAAAGAAATAGAAAGTAAGTACAACAAAACAAGCAGACCTTTTAAGAAACTCTACAACAGTAGGTGGAGAAAGATTAGAAAACAATTTTTAAAAGAGCATCCTCTCTGTGAAGAATGTAAGAAACAAGGAGTAATTACTGCCGCAGAAGTAGTTGATCATGTTATACCTCACAAAGGTAATGAGAAACTTTTCTGGGATGAGAGCAACTGGCAGTCTTTATGCAAGCATCATCATGATGTTAAGACTGCAAAGGAAGATGGTAGGTTTGGAAACAAGAATGAAGTTTATTCTTATTAAGTTATCAACAGAAACCTGTAAATAACCTGTGGACAACTTGTTAATAACTTTTTGAAGAGGCAGGGGGTATAATTTCCTCTGAAGTTGTGCCGGAAAGGCCGGGTGGCCCCCTTCGTGTGAAAAATCGCAAAATTCCATAGGGGGGTATAGGCTAAAAATCAAATATGAAAAATGCTGAATTTTAAAGGAATTACAGAAAGTTTTGCACCTTAAGAAGTTAAATTAAAAATATACTTTTTAAGGTGTTTTCTATTTGCTTTTAAGGAAGGTGATAATTTGGAGATTCAAAAGGTATCTGTTAAAAAGCTTAATGCAGCTAAATATAATCCAAGAAAAGATTTAAAGCCGGGAGATCCTGAATATGAAAAGCTTAAAAGATCAATTGAAACTTTTGGATATGTAGAACCTGTAATTTGGAATAAGAAAACAGGAAATATTGTAGGAGGACATCAAAGATTTAAAGTTTTAAAGCAGGAAGGTGCGAAGGAAATTGAATGCGTAGTCGTTGATATAAGTTCAGATGAGGAGAAGGCATTGAATGTAGCTCTTAATAAAGTAAGTGGAGAATGGGATATGCCAAAATTAGCTGATATTTTAGATGAACTTGATAAATCCATATTTGATATCTCTCTTACAGGATTTGATGCTGCAGAGATAGAAGATTTATTTTCTAAAGTTCATGATAAAGATGTTAGTGATGATAACTTTGATGAGGATAAAGCTCTTGAAGAAATAGAAGAACCTATAACAAGAGCAGGCAATCTGTGGATATTAGGAAAACATAGATTAATATGTGGTGACAGCACTAAAACTTCTGATGTTGAAAAACTTATGAATGGGAAAAAAGCTAATCTATGCGTTACCGATCCACCTTACAACGTTAATTATTCAGCAGGAAAAGAAAATGAAAGAGTTATAAAAAATGACAGCATGGATGATAAGAGTTTTCATGAATTTTTATTGGCTGCTTTTAAAAATATCTATTCAGTATTGGATGATGGAGCAGGAGCTTATATTTTTCACGCTGATACAGAAGGGTTGAACTTTAGGAAGGCTTTTAGAGAAGCTGGATTTCATCTTTCAAGCGTATGTGTTTGGGTAAAGCAGTCATTGGTTTTAGGAAGAAGTGATTATCAATTCCAGCATGAGCCTGTACTTTATGGATGGAAGCCAACAGGGAAGCATAGATGGTATTCAGATAGGAAACAGACAACTGTATGGAATTTTGATAGGCCAAGTAAAAGTCCGGATCATCCTACTATGAAGCCTGTTCCGCTAATAGCATATCCAATTAAGAATAGCAGCATGACAAACTGTATAGTATTTGAGCCTTTTGCAGGAAGTGGTTCTACTTTAATTGCCTGTGAACAAACAGACAGGATATGTTATGCAGTAGAGCTTGATGAAAAATATTGTGATGTTATTGTAAAAAGATATATAGAAACTGCTGGAGATGAAGGAGTTCTTCTAATTAGAAATGGTGAAAAAATACCTTATAAAGATGTATTAAAAGTTGAATAAAACCCTTGCTATTACTGTGCTTTAGAGTGATATATAGTATAACAAAAAAACACATGGAGGGAAACAGAATGATAGCATTATTTGGAAGAAAGATTTTAAACCTAAAGGAACTTAAGGAGCTTACAAAAGAAGCTAAAAAGGATGGGATGAAAGGAACAGCTTATGAAGTTATAAAAGAAGTTGAATTGAGTGATGATGAATTTGAGCAGTTTGCAAAAGAGCTTTGGAAGGATCAGATGTGGATATCAGAAGAAGATGGTGGCTTCAACGAAAAAGGTGAGTTGAGATGCATAAGAGTAAAAAATACAAAAACAAATAAAAGTATCTTGGTAGATTCAGAAGGATATACATACCCAAGATATACAGCCATAGAAAAATAAAAAGCCTGCAGGGGCTTTTTTTAGTTGATAAATTTAACTGCTGCTAATGTAAAAATCATAATTGCTGAAATAGTTATAAGGGTATCTATTCTTATGAAACTTGATTTTTTCATCGATATCACCGCCTTGGTACTCATATTAGCCTTTATTTAAAGAAAATAAACATTTATAGATAACTTGATATATCTGCGCTTTAGAGTGATTAATGTAATAACAAAAAAGCACAGGAGGTAATTGATTTGGATAGAAAAGAAACTGTAAAAATATTAGGTGAGCATTTTGGGGCCAAACCAGAATATATGGGAGTGCCAAGTTTTGCATACCAAATAGAAACGCCAGAAGGAATTATAATTGTTGATAAAGATGGTAAAATTAAAAACCCAAAAGGTGTTGAAGTAGAACTTCAAGAATTGTTAAATGATTTTAAGGAAGAACCAATAAAGGAAAAAAACATGGTCGCTGAAGTAACTTTTCCAATGGCCGGACATACAGGGATTACATTAAGAAATTTAATAAATATGATAAATAGCAAGCAGACCCTTATAAAAAAGGCATTAGCAATTGAAACGGATATTGTTACAGGAGAATTTGTGGAAGGTATAAACAATATAAGAATTGTAAGTATTGAAGATTTTAAAACAGCAGCTTTAGAAATTGGAGCAGAAAAGTGTCCGGGCATTAATTTCAATTTTGAAAAGGAAACCTTAGAACTTAAATTTATAAAAGGTTTTGAGAATGCTGAAATTGCTGACCAATTTGCTGAGGCACTTAATGAAAGCTCAAAGAAGTTTAAACATTCTTCTCCAAAGGAAAGGCAAACGGATAATGAAAAATATACCTTTAGAACCTGGCTTTTAAGGCTTGGATTTATAGGAGATAGGTATAAAGAGGCAAGGAATCAATTACTTAGTAAGCTAGATGGTAACAGTGCTTTTAGAAAAGTTGTTGAGGAAGAGGGGAAAATAATAAATGGATAAGTTTTTTACTCAAAAAACCTGTAGCCGCTGTGGTGGAAGCCTTAAAAATGGTAGAACAATGTCCATGTATAATCAGGATTGCATATGCTTAAGCTGCAAAGATAAAGAAAGAAGACGTAGTGATTACAAAGAAGCTGTAGAAGCTGAACATGAGGAGATTAAGAAAGGAAATTACAATTACAAAGGTATAAAAGGTTAAAATATGATAAGGGGTCTACAAGTGTAGGCTCTTTTTTTAATGGAGGAGGTGAAACCATGGCGACAAGAGGAAGAAAACCAAAGCCAACAGCTCTAAAAGTTCTTGAAGGAAATCCAGGAAAAAGACCTTTAAATATAAATGAACCAAAACCTGAAAAGAAAGCTCCAAAATGTCCGTCATGGCTTGAACCAGAAGCTAAAAAAGAGTGGAGAAGGATGACAAAGACATTAGAGCAAATAGGTGTACTTACAAAAGTAGATGCAGCTGCTTTTGCCGGATACTGTCAAGCTTATGCAAGATGGAAGGAAGCAGAAGAATTTTTAACAAAGCATGGTACTATTTTTAAAACACCATCAGGATATATTCAACAGGTACCGCAGGTTTCTATTGCTCAAACCTATCTTAAAATTATGAAGGACTTTTGCTCTGAATTTGGATTAACACCATCATCCCGTACTAGGATTAGAGTAGGTACAGAAACGGGTAAAACTGATGATCCTATGGAATATATTCTAAGGATGGTGTAAAAATGTTTGATGAAAATAAGGCAGAAAGGGTAGTAAAGTTTATAAATAATTTAAAGCATACAAAAGGTGTGTGGCATGGAGTCCCATTTGATTTATTACCCTGGCAGGATAAAATTATAAGAGACATATTTGGAAATATTAAAGAAAATGGATTCAGACAGTATAATACTGCATATGTAGAGATCCCAAAGAAAAATGGGAAAAGTGAAATTGCCGCAGCTATAGCTCTTTATCTTACCTGTGCAGATAATGAATGGGGAGCTGAAGTTTATGGTTGCGCCGCAGACAGGCAGCAGGCATCTATAGTTTTTGATGTGGCAGTAGATATGGTGGACCAATGTCCAGCACTTAAAAAAAGAATAAAGCCTGTAATATCTCAAAAGAGATTAGTATATATGCCTCTTGGGAGCTTTTATCAAGTTTTATCTTCAGAGGCATTTAGTAAACATGGACTTAATGTTCATGGAGTAATTTTTGATGAGTTACATGCACAACCTAATAGAGAATTATATGATGTTATGACAAAGGGCAGTGGAGATGCAAGAATGCAGCCGCTGTTCTTTTTAATTACAACCGCTGGGACAGATAGAAATTCTATTTGCTATGAGGTTCATCAAAAGGCAGAGGATATTTTAAGAGGTAAGAAAATTGATAAAACTTTTTATCCTGTTATATATGGAATAAAGGATGATGAAGATTGGAGCTTAGAAGAAAATTGGTATAAAGCAAATCCTTCTCTTGGGCATACCATACCTATTGAAAAAGTTAGAGATGCTTTTAACAGTGCAAAAGAAAATCCAGCTGAAGAAAATATATTTAGGCAGCTTAGACTTAATCAATGGGTTAAGCAATCTGTAAGATGGATGCCTATGGATGTTTGGAATAAGTGTTCTTTTGAAGTTAATATTGAAAAACTTAAAGGTAGAGAATGTTATGGCGGCTTGGATCTTTCAAGTACGAATGATATTACTGCCTTTGTTTTAGTGTTTCCGCCAATAACTCACGATGATAAATATTATGTTTTACCTTTCTTCTGGATACCAGAAGATAATTTGAAACTTAGAGTAAAAAGAGATCATGTTCCCTATGATGTATGGAAAAAACAAGGCTTTCTTGAAACTACAGAAGGAAATGTTATTCACTATGGCTTTATTGAAAATTTTATAGATAAACTCGGAACACAATTTAATATAAAAGAAATAGCTTTTGACCGCTGGGGAGCTGTGCAGATGGTTCAAAATTTAGATGGTTTAGGTTTTACAGTAGTTCCCTTTGGACAAGGCTATAAAGATATGAGTCCACCAACAAAAGAACTTATGAAAATTACTTTAGAACAGAAAATAGCTCATGGAGGGCATCCGGTTTTAAGCTGGATGATGGATAACATATTTGTAAGAACAGATCCGGCTGGAAATATAAAACCAGATAAAGAAAAGTCTACTGAAAAAATAGATGGAGCTGTAGCTTTAATAATGGCTCTTGATAGAGCAATAAGACATGAGAGCAAAGAATCGGTTTATGAAAAAAGAGGAATGAGAAGTTTACTTGATTAGGAAGTGATGTTTTGAAATTTATAGATAGATGTAAGCTTTTTTTATCTCCACAAAACGCATTATTTGAAGTCCTGCAGAAATATTCTCAGGATTTTTTAGCTGGTGAAGATGTTCCTACATCAGGTAATTCAACCATAGATGCTAATACAGCTATGAGTTTTACAGCAGTTTTTGCTTGTAACAGGGTACTTTCCGAAACTCTTGCCAGTTGTCCTATATTTTTATATGAGAAAGACAGTAAAGGTAATAGAGTTCAAGTTACAGATGCTCCAGAATATCAGCTGATGCATTATAACCCAAATCCAGAAATGACACCGGGTCAGTTTAAGGAAACAGGGATGAGTAATATGAATTTGGGTGGAAACTTTATAGCTCAAAAGGTATTTAATCTTCATGGTGATTTATTAGAACTTAGGCCTATTTTATGGAACAGAGTAAGGATTGATATAGATAAAGACACAGGGAGGCTTCTTTACTTTATTGATGGAAAAACTGAATCAAAAACAAGAGATGAAATACTACATATACCGGGATTAACTTTAGATGGCTATATAGGAGTAACACCTCTAACTTATGCGGCGTTAACTATTGATATTGGATTATCTCAAGACAAATTTGAAAGAAATTTTTATCTTAATAGGGCATCGACAAGTGGGATATTTCAGTATCCTAATGAGCTAGGAGACGAAGCTTTTAAGAGATTAAAAAAGGACATAAAGAAAAATTATACAGGACTTCAAAATGCAGGAGTACCAATGATTCTTGAAGGCGGAGGTCAATTTAAAGAAGTTACTATGAAACTTACTGATGCACAGTTTTTAGAATCCAAGAGATTTAGGATAGAAGATGTATGTAGAATATTTAGAATACCACTTCATTTGGTGCAGGATTTAACAAGATCAACTAACAATAACATAGAACACCAAAGTCTTGAATTTATTGTTTATACAATGCTTCCTTGGTTTAAAAGATGGGAAGAAAATTTGAATTTGCAGCTGCTTTCAAATGAATCAAAAAGAAAAAATAGATATTTCGAGTTTAAAGTAGATGCACTTTTAAGAGGAGATGCACAGACTAGAGCTTCAGCTTATGCACAGGGCAGACAATGGGGTTGGCTTAGTGTAAATGATATAAGAAGACTTGAAAACATGGACCCAATTGAAAATGGGGATATATATTTACAGCCTTTAAATATGAGTGAGGCTGGTGCTGATGATATAGAAAATAAAAATAAGAAATTGGCGGAGCAAATATATGAAATGATTTCAAGAGGTGGTGAAAAGCGTGAGTAAAGCTAAAAAGTTTTGGAAGTTTAATGCAAAAGAAAATAGTGATGAAGGAGAACTTCTTTTATATGGGGATATAAGTGATTCTACTTGGTGGGGAGACGAAATTACACCTAAAAATTTTAAGGAAGAATTAGATTCACTTGGAGATATTAAAACCTTAAATGTTTATATAAATAGCGGTGGTGGTGATGTGTTTGCAGGACAGGCGATATATTCAATGCTAAAAAGGCATAGTGCAACAGTTAATGTTTATGTGGATGGACTTGCAGCAAGTATAGCTTCAATAATTGCTATGGCAGGAGATAATGTTAAAATGCCTAAAAATGCAATGCTTATGGTGCACAATCCTTGGTCTTTTGGTATGGGGAATGCAAATGATTTTAGAAAATTAGCTGATGATTTAGATAAAGTAAGAGAAAGTATGATTTCAGTATATGAAGATAAAACAGGAATGGAGAAAGAAAGTATAGTTGAACTGCTGGATGCAGAAACTTGGATGACAGCGGAGGAAGCATTAGAATTTGGATTTGCAGATGAAATTGAAGAAGAAAAACAAGTAGCAGCTTCTTTGAATAATAGAATATTTGCTATTAATGGATTAAAGGTTGATATTACTAGATATAAAAATCTTCAAGTAGGCAAAATTCAGTTTAAAGAGTCAATTCCAAGTGAAAGTAGAATTAGTAAGCTTAAAGAACAGACTGTTAACATAGAAGAAATTAAAGAAAAAGTTACAGACAATAATAAAGTTCTGGCAGCTAAGGATGAAAAGCAGGTTCCTATAGATTTATATAAAAAGTTAAATGAAATTCATGAGAGGAGATTTAATATATGAGTTTAAAAGAAATATTAAAACAAAAACTTGATTCACAAGCAGCTGTAGTACAAGGTGCAATTGATGCAACAAGGGCAATGAATAAAGAAGAGCAAAAGTTATATGATGATTTAGAGGTAGAAATTAAAAATCTTGAAAAAACAATAGAAGCAGAAGACAAGTTAAAAGAAAGAGAAAAGCTTAATAAGACACCAGTCAATGAACCTATATATGCTAAACCTAAAGATCCTAATGAAAAGAAATGGAAAGGCGGCATGGGAGAATTTCTTCAAGCTGTAGCAAAGGCATCTTCACCAGGTGGAATAATGGATAACAGGCTCATATATCAAAATTCAGCATCAGGACTAAATGAAAGTGTAACTTCAGAAGGCGGCTTTATGCTGGAAAATGATTTTATACAGGATATGTTTGATGTTATGATGTCTGAAAGTCAGGTTGCAAACAGAATAAGGATGATTCCAATTGGTGCAAATACAAATAGATTAAGAACTCTTGGTATTGATGAAACCAGCAGGGCTAATGGAAGCAGATGGGGCGGTGTTCAAGCTTACTGGATAGCTGAAGCAGAAACTGTTACAAAGTCAAAGCCTAAGTTTAGAGAAATTGATATGGCACTTCAGAAATTACTGGCACTTTGCTATGTTACAGATGATTTACTTCAGGATGCAACAGCTCTTGAGGCTATAGTAAAACAAGCTTATGCTGATGAAATGAGTTTTAAAATAGATGACGCAATTATTAATGGAAGTGGTGTTGGTATGCCACTTGGAATACTTAATTCAGATGCACTTGTATCAGTACCAAAAGAATCAAATCAAGCTGCAGGAACTATAAAGTACGAAAATATACTTAAAATGTGGAGTTCAGTGCCTGCAAGGCTTAGAGCAAATGCCGTGTGGTATATTAATCAAGAAATAGAACCTCAGCTTTATACTATGGCACTTAATATAGGAACAGGAGGAGCACCTGTATTTTTACCATCTGGAGGAGCTTCAAGTTCACAGTACAGCACTCTTTTAAACAGACCAATAATTCCAATAGAACAGTGCTCTCCATTAGGTAAAAAAGGAGATATTATACTTGCAGATCCTACACAATATATAGGAATAGATAAAAAAGCACCGACAGCAGATGTGTCAATACATGTAAGATTTTTATACGATGAACAGGTATTTAGATTTATCTATAAGTTTAATGGTGCTCCTTATAGAAATAAACCAATTACACCTTATAAGGGAGCTAATGCTTTAAGTCCATTTGTTACTTTGGAGGATAGATAGGAATTCAGGCTTATTATGTTACAAATAACTTGAAAGCCCAAACTAATAGTAGTTTCTGGTATAATATTTATAAATATTACTGAGATTCTACGTCAGTACTTTATAAACCACCCTCAAAGCATTGATAAATATACGTTCCTTCAAAATTCAGCTTTCACCCATTGGGTGAAAAAAAATGCTCAAAAATGTGTTGAATTATCAGCTTTTATGAGTCGATATACGGTACAATAATAGTAACAAAAGCAGAAAAAGGGGTTTAAATTATGATTAATAAAATTGATTTCACAGCTAAGAATCTAACATCAAATGCAGGTCTTTTTCTTCTCCTTGAGAACGCAAAAAGTAATGAGATTTTTGATCTAGTTGAAAATGACCTCGTATTTGATAATGACTCCACAAATAAAATCAAGATGAATCATATAAAGACGATGATCTGTGGTCACTTTATTGGTATAGACAAGCTAGAACGTCTAAAGCTCCTTCAAAATGATCCACTCGTTAATGAATTTGATATTTCCG